ATACAGGACCATAAAGACATAGACTATATGGAATGGTACGATGAGTACATGACAGGTGCAGACCTACCAAGCTACGAAAAGATCAAGCATAAGACGAAGAGAAAGGGGGTGAAAGATGAGATGTCAAGCAATGACAAGTAACAATAGGATATGTATGTTCCCCCCACTAAGGATAGTAAAGGGGAATAAGAGGCTATGTATAGGTCATGCAGACAGATTCTTTGCAAATGAACCCATCAAATGGACACCAAAGCGGCTGCTCGAGTACGATCTCAGGCAGCGCATGGATTTGGCAGTGAAGATGGAAGCCATCCGGCTTCTACAAATGGAGGTGTAACAATGGTTCAGGACTTTGGTAGCAGTAGCTTCCTAGTCGGTGCCATCACCGGCATGGTAGCATCATGGTTGATAGTTATATACCTATCGATAATCAAGAAGGAGGATAGATAATGAACGGCGAATGGTTCCTAACAGAAGCAGCATGGGATGTACTGAGCACAGCGGCAGGAGTACTTATAGCACTCCTTGCCTACAACCTTATAGACTATATCAAGAACGGGAGGTAGTATGGGATACGATATTTATACCAGCCAGCCAGATGCCTGGCAAGCGGCGAAGTTCGCTCGTAAGTATGGGTACGGGTACCTATTTGATTACGATACTGCTAGGACTATGGAAGAACTAACAAGTAGAACAGAGATAGATGAGAACGCAGTATTTGCAGGAGACCCAAGAGTATACTTCAGAGCTAACATCTGGGGTATGAACGAGGTACGTAGGTACTTCACTGACCTATTCAATGAACTGCCAGAGACGCAGCGCAATGAGAAAGGTCAGTTGTTCAGTGACTTCATCGATGCCATCAGCTGGAATGATGGCAAGCATGTCAAGACCCAAGAGATCTTGACTATACTGCAGACTATCCAGTACTTCGGTCAAGACATTGGACAGAATGAACTAGTCGAAGAGTTCATTGAGTATATGGAGATAGCATCTACATTAGACGGGTTCTTTGTATGGTAGTAAGTGGAGAGGGCCGCTTGGTTCTCCCAAACTTGTAGAGGAGGAACGATGAGCGACGTAAACGTAACAATCCAGGCAGGATTCTCGGATGAATCCGCAGCGCGGCATCTAGCTGCGTTTAATACGATCATAGAAATGTGTGCTAGATTTATACAAGAACCGGAGCTAATGATCAAAGCATACGATGATTACTTTACCCCAGTTATTGAACAAGCAGTCGTAGATGGTGACATGACAAGGGAAGAAGCGTATAACATGGCAAAGGATGCGCTTGCAGAACTGCTTGTTATCAACCAACGATTGGCGTTCATGGTAGGAACTGAAGTATCCGAGGCAATTGGAAGGGGGCCATTGGATACAAGCAACATGGCATACCAGATCTATCGGGTACAAGACAACGATTCATTCACAACAGAGGAGGTGATGGATGAACTAAATCGAATCATGCGACAGCCAGGAAAGGGAAACAATTAATGGATATGCACATGCTAATAATCGATAAAGTAGAATGGATCGAGGCACCAGGACACACAGATAACTACCGCATCGTAGGCAACCTAGAAACAATCGTTGAAAAAGTCAAGCAAATTCAGGATACGAGAACAAAAAATGTCTCGCTATTCATAGAGTATTGCTGCGACACATGCAAGGAGGCAGTTAATGGATCTTAAACAAGTTCGTGAGAAACTAGAGAACGCAAGAGGTGAAATTAGCAATGCATCTAGCCGTGCAGGAGATTTAAGAAGGGAGGCAGACTATCTTGAGTCAGATGTAGACAGTGCATACAGCATAATCGATGATGTCCTTGATAACCTAACAGAGTATCAAACGATTGACATCGACCAGCATCGCATGCTCATCAGGTTCCTTGGCAGGATAGCAAGGCTTAACCTATACCTCTATCGTTCCATCATTGATGGCTCGACAGGACAGGCATTGAACAACGAGGATGAGACACGAGCACGCGAAGCAATGAACATCCTAGACAGGTTGTTCAATCTAGACCCAATCGACGGGGATGGTACCCCAAACAAAGACTTTGTAGTTGGATATGACTACAATGAATATGCTTGGATTGTCAAGCAGAAGAAGGAGGAGAACAATGGGTAAAAAGAACGATGTTACAGTTCTTAAGAAGGGTGCGCCTAAGTTGCGTGATGTCAAAGACTTTGATGCAATCTACTCAGTAGATGTGCACGATGTCAGCGCATTGCGCGAAGTGTTTAAGTCTGCAATCCCACAGTTGGGTAGGGAACTGGCAAAGCAGCACGGCTATAACAATACCGTGCTCACCAACGCAACCGGCATTGCAGTTACAATGAGCGGAACCCTTGCAAATGTGGCGGACGCAGGCTACTACTCGCAACAGGATGAACTTGCTCAGGCAGCAGGCTACGAGCGTGACAGTTGGACAGTCACCAACAAGTGTGGTGATACCAAGCGCTTCGACTGGTCAGATCTATACGAGCCTGGCACAGAGGTAGAGGTCGTTATCCGTGTGAGCAAGAAGCTCAAGTCTGTTAAGGATCTAGCCGAAGCAGGCGTCAAGTAGTGTCTTGGTATAACGGGGACAATAGAACTAAAATGGACAAAGACAACGAAGAGTATGTCTTTATACTTATAGTTCTATTCATCTTGCTGCCAGTGATAGCAATATCATTGGCAGCAAGCTAACCCATAATAACGGGGAGGTAGCTCAATGGTTAGAGCACTCGGCTTATATCCGAGCGGTTCCTGGTTCGAGTCCAGGCCTCCCTACCATGAAAGGAGGGAATATGTGTGACAAGTACAACGGATGGACAAACTACGAGACATGGAACGCCATGCTATGGATCAACAATGTAGATGGTGTGTACGATGGCATCGCAGATACACTTGAACAGCAGATAGAACAGTTCGTAGACGAAGGTACATGGGATGAAGATGGGTACTTGCAATACGCAGAGCAGTTCATTCAGGACTACTTCGCAGACAACTTCATCTATCAAGACGGTGACCCTGCCAAGTGGCACGAAGATAACTACGGCCCGGTCAGCGATGCAGTTGGTACATACATAAACCAAGTAGACTGGCGTGAGATTGCACGCGCAGTATGGGATGACAACAAGCATGAATGGAGGTCAGATCGTGAGTGATTGGAGAGAGATAATAGCGCACGAGTACGAAGACGGTTATGGATATAGAATATTCCATGACGACTCGTATGATTCAGGTGATTACGAGCGTGGCTTCAAAGTATACGGTACACTAGGCGCTGCTAAGTACATAGAAGTGGATGTCTCAATCAGTGCACAAAATGCGGACGAAGAGAACCACATCCAAGCATTGCTTAAGAATGCCAAGGCATTCAGGCCACTGTATATGTACGTGCATAGCGGTGTCAGCGTGCGAACCGAACCGTTCGGTGACCCATGGGACAGCGGACAGTGCGGCTTCGCAGTGCTTGAGAAAGATTCAGATATAGAAGGAGATGCAGCACACCTCGAGAACGTCATAGACATGATGGTTCGTGAGTATGACAATGTCCTTAGAGGTAACGTTGTAGCTTGGCAAATCACAAAGATGAGCAAGTGCAGTGAGTGCAAGCAGAGCACATCATATGACATCATCGATGGATGTGGTGGCTACATAGGCTTCGACTACAAAGAGTTGGACTCGTTGGTAGACGAGGTCATGGAAACAATTAAGAAGCATAGGGAGGCAGAGCATGCAAGCACAGCAACAGCAGTCGGAAACGATTAGCCTAACTTATGAGAAGTTCGTAGACTATGTAGACAGAAAGTTTACCGAGATGTGCGGACTATCAATCATGGATGTAGAAGACTTTGACTTCAATGACTTCTACCCAGGTGAGACAGCTGAGAAGATTGTCTATGCCCAAGCAGTTAGAGATGCAGCGTCTGCATGTCTAGAGAACTCAGCCGGTACCAAGACTGCTAACACCATCCTTGGTATCGACACTCGATGCATTGAGTGTGGCAGGAAGTTCGATCTCAGCAACGAAACCGATGCAGAAGAGTATGAGTACGGCCACGATTGTGAAGTTATCGTAGGCCCATCAATTACAGTGTAGGTAATTCGCGCTACCTACACACCATCGTCCCCGGGATGTGAGAAGCCACATCTCGGGGACTTTTTTTAAATGTCGACCGCGAAACGGCGTTCCGGCGCGTGGTTCCAATAGTATACGATGGCAACTTTAGTTTATTAGTTCGCTCGTATTAGTGGCCAGCTTTCTCTCTGCCTTGGGCTTCTTCTTTGTTCGGTCCGGGGGAGGTGGGAGTGGGACATCTCTGACGGAGTCAACTCCTTTAGAGATAAGGAACTTGCGCATCGTCTCATGCGCATCATTCCACCCCTCATCGTAGCCATCATCGTATGTATCCTGCAACATATCCGCTACGTCCTGCATTGCGTGATCGCATATCGAAACAGCGCAATCGCAATCAGTTCTCAAAACCTTCTGCATGTCATCCTCCGAAGCTAGCTGTCGACTTAATAAACTCCAGCTCGCAGATACCGGTAGCACCATTGCGATGCTTGGCAATCTTGCAACTCACACTGTCGACAGGACGTGTGAAGTCTGGCTCTTCCTTTCTCCATAGCATGAGCACCAGGTCGGCGTCTTGCTCGATGGCACCGGAGTCACGTAGGTCGGACAAGCGTGGCTCGCCTGACTCACGATACTCTGACATGCGGCTCAGCTGCGACAGCGCAATCACCGGTACGTCTAGCTCACGAGCCAGCGCCTTGAGTGCCCGGCTTATGTCGGCCACCTCGTTAACCCTGTTGCTATCCTTGCGCCCCTTGTCCGGTGTCATGAGCTGGAGATAGTCGACGATCACAAGGTCGATACCCTGCGATGCTGCAATCTTCCGGCACTTGCTGCGGATAACGGACGGCGATCCAATCGGTGAGTCATCGACGTAGATCCCAAGCTGTGCGATACGCTGTGCTGCCTGGTCGATCTCGACTAGCTGCACCATGTCCAGACCACCATGACGGATAGCCTGGAGTGGCACACCGCTTGCGCTAGACAGGATGCGTGCGCCCACCTGCTCGGCACTCATCTCGATTGAGAATATGGCAACCTTCTTGCCTGACCTGGCAGCGTTCAATGCCATCGTTGTAGCAAGAGCTGTCTTGCCCACGCTAGGTCGAGCTGCAAGGATGACGAGGTCTGACTTCTGCCATCCACCTGTGACTGCGTCGATGCCGGCGATGCCGCTCACCACGCCAGGCCGCAACCCATCCATGACAATGGACTTAATCCTACCCTGAGTTGCGTCCATCAGGTCTTGAGCATCCGACCACCGAGATGCCCGACGCTTGTTGCTGATATGAAAGAGAGTCTTCTCTGCATCATCTAGAGCAACCTCAGCATCGTCAGGCATGCGCCTTGCTATCTCTACTATCTCAGTTCCAGCTTTAGCCAGGCTGCGTAGCATAGCCATCCGGTCTACGATCTCGAAGTAGCTGTCCGCATTGACCGAAGTAGGCGTCTCGTTCATGAGGTCGCTTATATATGCCAGCCCACCAATGTCATCGACCTTGCCGCGTGACATGATGTTTTCAGCTACGGTGACGGTGTCGACCGCCATGTTCGCACCATGTACCTGGCGAATGGCCTCAGCTACGATGGCATTGCGCCTGTCGTAGAAGTCCTGAGGATCTAGCTCGATGTCGTTCAGCACATCCTGATCGATGAGGATTGAGCCTAGCAGCGAGCGCTCCGCCTGCTGATTATTCGGTGTCGTCGTCGTCATCATCATCTTTCTCCCTCTCTCTCTGCCACATGTAGCATGGCTTCATACTACCACGTTCGATACGCTTGCGGTACTTCCCGCACACAGGGCACTCGCCTGTGATATCTCCATCGTCAGTATCGATAGAGGGCTTCGAGTATGTCGACTCCATCCTGCGTTACCTCCAGCTTGGGTGCAGTACCACACCGGTACTCGAACACCGTTCCATGAACAGGCTTGTCCTTTCCATCCATCTCCACGCAACCCCATGTCTCGCATGTGTTGCAACCAAACGATGTAGCTAGCCTGTCGTCCCTGATTATAACATAGTCCTTGTGACCCTGCTCATACATAAGCTCCATGCCTACGGCTTCCAGCTTGCCGATCTTAGTCCGGCTGCGGAAGTACTTACTCCTGTCCTTACCTGCCACTTAGACACTCCTTTCCGTACTCACATACTACGACGTTGATCCTGCCCCTATACAGAGGGGCGAGCTTCTTGAACGCCGCCGGTGCCAAGTCTATCACACCAAACTTGTTCTTGCATGCACGGCAGAAGTCCCTGACCCATACGGTCACGCACCTACCGTTCGATACCCTGCATACGTTAACCCGGTACGGCTTGTCGCCCCACCTCCAGTTGCCCACAGCAGCGTAGAGGACCTGCTCCCCCGAAAGGTAAGGAGAGCAGGTCCTAAGATATCCATCGTGGCACCGGCCACCATCACCGTACCACGTAGCGTCGCCTCCACCTAGCGTAAGAGCTAGGCCTAGTACAAGCTCAATCATCTGTCTCCTCCGTACTCCTGCCGTTTAACTGTGCATTCATCTTGCACACGTCACAAGTACGGTAGTCGATATGCTTGTGCTTTGTCAAGGGATCAACCTTATCCCTGCCGCCCAGGGATTCGTACTCGATGCCGAACTGCCTACAATATTCACGCAGACCCAAGCCAAGCCTCTTGGCGTCTGCCTTGAATATACTAAGGACGTCTTCGTCCGGCTTCTTGGTCACGCCACTTACCGGCTATGATCAACGCCATCTGCCTAGCTGACTCAGGGCCAAGTAGATCCTTGCCTTCGGCTAGAACCTCTGACTTAGATGGCTTGGTGTTATGTACTATCTGTGCCTTCCACCCGGAAGGACCATAGATCATCATCAAGCTGGCAACCTTTTTGCCGTTGACAACGATAGGCATAGTCTCTACCTCTGGCATCATAGGTCCTCGTCTTCTCCTCGTGACACCTCTGACCACCTCTCCTGCCCAAGGGCAATGAGAATGGCAGCGTAGTTGATCGTATCGATGAGGGCATCGTGGACTTCCGGTGTGTACCAGTTTTCATTCATCTCTACCCTGCCGTCAACGATCTTCCCATTCATGGCACGAGCTATACGGTTTACCTTGTCCATAGCCATGCGCGAGAACACGCCGTGTGGCCCAAGACTCTCGACGTTAGCAGGACCATACGAACCCTGGCGTGACACCATGATCTCGTTGGCCTCAGCGAACACCGACCTAAAGTAATCGTGGAAGGTACGTGGTACCTTCACCTTACTTTCTCCCAAGGTAGACGAAGAGGAGCGCTGCCACTGCGACACTAGTGCCCGGTCGATCAGGTCCGATTGCTCCGAAGACGGCAATCGATACAACGATCCGATGCCAGAGGTTGTCTTTGATAGCAGCCACTCTCGTTGCGTTAATGAATCTCTGTACTTTGCCTTGTCGTTCTTCTCTTTCATCAGGCGTTGTCGCCATTGGCGCCCTCCTTGGCAAGCGCATCTGCTGCGCGTGCCGCTATAACGTGAGCGTCAGGAATCTCTAGTTCCTTTAGACGCGTGTGCAGTAGCTCGAACACCTTAGCCCAAGCCACAGCTAGATCAAAGCTGCTAAGCTTCTTCC